ATCATCAACTGAGCTTTCATGGAAAAGCAGTCGTCCCGTCTCCCCATCAATTGTCATAGTAATAGGGCTAGACGCAGAAGCTACGGTTTGAGAAATGTTAATAGTATAGGTCCCAATACTACCTGTGCCTGTAGCAAACTCAGTAATTACAGTGCCGTTTGAAACCCCAGAACCAATAACTGTAGCGTTCTGAGATAAGGACCCAGAGGCTACGTCAGTAACAGTTAAAGTAGTACCAGAAATAAACCCTGTAAATTCAGCACTTGGAGTAAATACAGCCGCCACGGGGTACTCCGTAATACCAGACTCAAGCCATGCAGTTCTAGACATAGTGCCGTAATACCACGACCTTTCTAGGTAGTTGTAAATAACGTACTTGTTTACAGTGGTGCTTCCTTGGGAACAATAAAACCACCATACTTCGCTAAAACTTTCGTTTGATCCGCAAAATACTTGGAATGCTTGGTCTTTATTAATATCTTCAAAAATGTATTGCCACAGGGAGCAAGGTAAGGTTTCTACGCGTCCAGAATACATATAAAATTTATTTGTTCCCATCCAGTACGTTACGTTGTTAACCGTAATAGCCGCATTAGGAGACATAATCGAGATGTTGTCCATCAAGATTTGAAAGCCCCAAATGTAAGGGGGTCCAAGGTACTGCATAGAATACAAAGCAGAATTAGTCCAAATCAAAATTTCTTGGCGGGTAGTTCTTCCGCACATAATAAAAGAACCGTTTGATAACGTAAATTCGCCTGATTGGTTAGTGGCTGCTGGAACCCATTCGTAAGGGTTTTCTTGGTCTGACCACCGAACCAGCATAGGATTAAAGGCTGTAGTTGATGTATCTGGATCGTATGGGTTGGCGCCTAAAGCAATTACAAAACGCTGAATGGACGACGCAAGAACCTGGTTAGTTGTTGTAGGAACATACTGCCCATCAAAACCTTCATCGTCTGATAATATATTTAACGATACCGCCCTTTCACTAAGGCCATCAATAGCCTTCCAATAAAAAATACCGCCTCCACGAGGGGCAATAACTAGATCTTGACCATAGTTATCGTTAGACCAAAGGCGAAGCTGTTGCGCTACACCGCTATCAAAACCAGACCCCCAAGGCCGTGTACCGTATTGTGGGTAGACTACTACGTTATTACCACCAGCATTAGGCATATCGTACGGGGCGGTAATAGAAGCCGTGCCAGTACCAGACCCTGGGCCTGTTGCAGTAAATGTTACGCCTACAGTATTAGAAGAAGCACCAATAGCAGTAAAGCTAGTAGTGCCTACAGAAGTAATTGTGTAAATGTTGCCTGTTCTAAATGAACCAGCTTGTTCGCTTGGTAACACAATAGTATATGTATTTGCATCTACATAAGTAATTTCAAACGTGTTGTTCAATATATCTGCGTCTAACGGTTCTGGGTCATGACCATAAAGCCCAACAGTACCTGTTTCAATACCAACAGTGCCAGAAAAGCCGTAGCTAATAACCCCAGTATTTAACGGTTCAACATCCAAAAAAGCAACCCAAGCAATAGAAGCCGTACCTGATCCAGTACCAACCCCTGTTGCAGTAAATATCGTTCCTACTGCGTTTGAGGACGATCCAATTAGAGTAAAGTCTGTAGACCCTGCAGAAACAATTTTATATTGCTCGTTAATAACAAAGTTGCCAGCGGTAGTTAAATACCCGTTAGCTGTTTGCGTTACGGTAACTACAGAACTACCAGAAACTAAAGTAAATGGATTATTACCAAGAACGCTTGTAATAGTAGGGGACCAAGGACCTGCACCCCAACCAGTACCCAAAGAAAAATTAACAGTTCCGCTTGGGTATTCGTACTCAACAACTACAGTGCCGCCACCAGTAGCGCTTGAAGTAGCGGTGGTATTTGCAGTGATTGTATATTGCGTTGCACTAAGTACGCTATCAATTAAAAACTCGCCAGTTATGGTTAAACCACCCACTGCAGATGCGCCCGAAAAAACAACATAATCACCAACACTTGGGGAATAAGCCGGGTCTGTAACAGTTACTGTAGCCGAGCCATCTGTTGTAGTAAACGGGTTTGTAAGGTTCCGTGGAGCAGCAATAAATGGGGTAATGTCGTTATAGTTACCGCCGTCTTCAATATAGTATTTAATGTTGGTGCCAACACCTAAATAGTTTGTTCCATTTACGTTAATCCAGTTCCACAACGAACGGCAGATACCTAAGTATGTGTCATCAGAAAGCCTAGTCCAGCCGCCAATTTTTTCAGGGAAGCCAGAACGAAAACGGATCTTATCTCCGTCATACCAACCGCCCTCGTTGGAGTAGTCAGTGCCTTCGCGGTTAAGCCCTGGTCTAAATTGTAGCTTCTGTAATGGCATGCGGGTTTACCCTAACATCTTAATTGCTTCATCTTTAACTTCTGCAACACGCCTCGACCAGCCTTTTCCGAACGTCTCGAAGGTCTTAAGTGATTGTAAGAACTCTAGCCGTTTAGCGCAATACAGTTCTACTAATCTAGCGGGGTCTTCCTCGGCTTTTTCTACGGCAGCCAGAGTAGCAGGACCGAAACCACCATCAGCATTAACCCCAACACACAGCTGCAAAAACTTAATGGCGCGCCCGGGACCCGAGTTAACAGCGACATCAAAAACGCAATAGTCAACACCAGATACAAGCTCATCAGCTCGGCAAGCATCCCAGTACTTCCTTTTATAAAGTGGCGCAACGGTTTCAGGGGTTAAGGCACGCATCTGCTTCTCGTCAACCTCATGTCCGACCCATTCTTCCCAAACCCGCTTAGTTACGCCTAAATTAGTCATACCGCCTGGATCTTGCGGATGGTTTACAAAGCCGCCCTCGTGGGCAAGCATTTTCTTTAGGCACAGATCAAAGTTACTTTGCATCTTGTTTTGCTTTCATGTCCATAATTTTCTCAAGTGTGCGCCCACCAAAGTAAAACGACATAACTAACATACCCCACTGCCCAAGCAGTTCTACGTATTTCTCATTGGCATTGTTGCCAAAGGCTGACATCATAGCGAACACAAAGTAGCCACCAAGAATAAAGATTAGCGTCATTGGGCGAATGTTCTTTGACAGCCAGCTATCACTAGCCATGTCAGCTTGCGCCCGTTTAGTCAATTCTTGTGCTTCTGCGGTATCCGCTTGTATTTCAGCTAGTTTGCCATCTTGCGCAAGTTTGGCTAATTCTAATTGGGCTTGGGCTTTGGCTTGGGGGTCAGGTATTAGCTTGTCAATCAACTTCATTCCAACGCCAACAATGGTGTCTAGTCCTAACATTATTTACTCCTTGATAACATAGTTGCCGCAATAAAAAGCATTGCTCTTGTTTGTTCTAAATCTGCTGGTTGTTTTTCCCAGCCAACCGTAATCTGCCCTACAAACTTACTAGGGTCAGGCGGCACACTAATTCTGCAACCATACCGCATCCCCTTTTCTAAATACCACAACCCAATTTCAGATTGAGCCGTCTTGTATTCACCACAAGGTATATTGCCAGCCATCAAACTAACTACATCTTGGTTATTTGCTTGATTAGAAGTAAACAACCCTACATCTAAACCATCGTTTGTTTTATCTCGCCCGTTTGTTGTATAAGCACGATACTGTATTCGAGTGGCAAGCAAAGGATTAACTTTAAATATTGTTACTACAGTTGCATCGGTCGTTTTAAACAAATGAACCGCTACCTCATCAACTCTGTCTTTGTTAATACTAGGTAGCTTTTGGCTTTCCTTATAAGTACCAACAATTAACTCTTTGTGGTCATAAATAATGTAGCCCGAAAATGCAAAAACCGCCATTAAAACAATTGCAAATAGCTTAAACGGGGAATCTACATATGCCAATACTTTAGATAAAGTATCGTCTGCATTTAACTTTTCAGGCATAACACTGTTGCGCTTCTTTGGTGGACTCAATATATGTTTTGTCTTTCATGTTTTAAGATTTCATAATGTACGCAAGGGCATAGTATGGTGGCAAGTTATCGCAGTTCCGCCCAGATAGTAATAGTAGAGAGGCCAAATAAAGTAATTACATAAGTATCTCCAACGGGTACAATAAATGTTCCAGTTGTAGGGGCATACGCTTCGTTACCTGAACCATTAATATTATCTATTACTACTACTCCACCAACAGTCGCTCTCCAACCTGCTGTATTTAAAGTTGTAGCAGATACGGACACCATAATCGGTTGGCTTGTTGAGTTTGTATACGTTGTTCCAGCAGAACGACTTCCAATAACACTAGCCCAACTTTGAGTGCTAGAACCTACCCCACTAGGAGCAGTAGAGGCCCAAGTAGTTCCATTAGACGCAAGAACATTCCCAGATGTACTAGGGGCAATCATTTGTACGGCTGTTGTGCCATTTCCTAGCAATACGGTATTAGCTGTTAACGTGGCTCTGCCTGTTCCACCAGCTGCAACAGGTAAAGTGCCAGCAGTTAAAGCAGATGAAGAGGTTGAATAGAGAGCATTGTTAGCTGCAGTAAATGTGGTTAAGTTTGTTCCACCGTTTGCTGTTGGAAGTGTACCAGTAACACCTGTTGTTAAAGGCAGGCCAGTACAGGAAGTTAAAGTGCCAGATGTAGGGGTTCCAAGAGCGGGGGTTACTAAGGTAGGGCTTGTTAAAGTAGGGCTTGTTGCTAGGGCAATGCTCCCAGAACCAGTGACGTTCTGCCCTAAAGCGGTAGCAACCCCTGTACCTAAAGAGGTAATGCCCGTACCACCCGAAGCGGGTAAAAGTGCATTGGTTAATGTAACTACTTGAGAAGAGCTAATTGAGATTGCATTAGCACCGCTTGTTTGGATTGTTAGCGCGCCCGTAGTATCCGTAATCATATTAAGGGCTGTAGCAGTTGTGGTACCTGCGTTAATTATGCTTGCCATATTATGTTCCTGACGTAGAAGCTAAAAGATAATAAACAGTACCGCTAATATTGACAGCAATCTTGTTTGTTACCGTGTTTGCAGTTGATGCCGACACCGCTGTAGAAACTAGAACGTTCCCTGAAACCGTAGGAAATGTAACAACAGCACTGCCCGCAATGGCAGGGGCAGCAAGTGAAGTAGACCCGCTTGTATCACCAGCTATTCTAATTTGACCCATGATTAGATAATCCTATATGTAAATGAAAACGCATAATCTTGGCTTGTTGCTACTGTTGGGTCTCCTCTAAATTCTGCTTGACCCGTTGCGCTTGCAAAACCAAGAATTGCTAGGCTTTGACCATATGTGCCAGAAGTTACTGATGCCGCAGTTCCACCGCATGCTCTTGATGATCCAGTAAAGGAACTTGCTATAGGTAGTGTCATACGAACAACAGTGTTTGCGCTTGCCGTAGTTGGGTCAATAGATAATTGACCACTAACTGTAACCACGTTACCAACCCGCATATATTGGCAAGTTCCTGTTGTACTATCTGCGACATTGGTTACATCAGTTAATGTTGGTGTGTACGTTCCGCTAAATACGTTACCGTTTGTGGCTGCTGGAGTACCAGTAACATCTGTAGCATCAATAGATAAACCGCCATTCGCTGCTATTGAAACTAACCCAGTAGAGTCAATACGCACCCGCTCTGTTAACGTTGTGCTGCCGTTTGGAGTTGTATAAAACGTTAAACGCCCTGGCATATCGTTAGCACCTGTGGTATTGTCAATAGATCCTCTTACTTCAGCAGATCCAGTAAAACTTGTGCCATCGTATCCGTAGAACACCATCCGTCCAGTAATATCGTCATCGGCAACTATTGTCGGTGCAGCTACTGTTCCACGGGATTTATAAAACTGCACAAAACCGCCAGTTGCATCCGTTGAAGACCTTTGCACAATAAATTGTGTATTAGAGTCGCCACGTAATGCAGAAAGAGCACTACTAGCGTCATAGATGTCTAGTTTATAGCTTGGACTATCAGTACCAATACCTACCCGACCTATGTTGGTGATACGCATACGTTCTTCAGAATCGGTAAAGAACGCCATTGAATTGTTAGAATGGTTGTAATTTAAACGACCAATTGAATTAGAATCACCGTCACCAAAATACAGCCCTGAAATGGTTGAAGTAGTGCCTGTGCTACTTGTTTGCACAAGAATAATTGCATCATCACTTGCGGCTGTTCCAGTATTTCTAACCCGTAGCAGAATGTCTGCCCCTGTTCCTGCAACTGTTAGTTTGTCGCTTGGGGTTGTATCGCCAACACCTAAATTTCCAGAAACAGTAGCATTACCAGTAATAGTAAAATCGCCTGTTAAGCCAGTTAAACCGTTATAGAAGTTTGTACCGTCACAATACACAAGCGTAGTAACACCGTTAGGAATAGTTACTACGTTCCCTGTTGCACCGCCAATAGTGATTGATCGACCACCATCAGTGTCGTTATAAACAATGTAAGTCTTTTTTACTAGGGGGGCAAGAATCTTACGGGTTGCACTATTTGTTCCAGTAGCCACCAAAACAGCATTACGGGCTTCGTCTGATGTACCGTTAAAGTTAGTTAATGTGTAGTCGGCATTAGTCATAACAATAGACTGAACACCTGTAATGGCCTGTTCTAGCAGCGTACCTAGGTTTTTGTTAGTGGTGGTACCCCATACACCGGATTGGTCTCCGTTGCCAATAAGCTCTAGCTTTAACGATGGTGAATATGTACTTGCCATAATTTATCCTTATACTTGCGTATTGTCGACTGGAGTCCAGTTGGGGTTTTGGTCATCCCCTATACTAGCCCATGTAACACTTTGATTGTTGTTAATAGCGTTCCAAGTTACTGTCTGATTGTTGTCAATTGTAAACCAACCACGTGCAATTTGAGACGCCAATATGGTAGATGCTTCAACAATAGACGTAGAAAACTGAGCAGTAATAATGTCAATATTTGCTAAATCGCTGTTTTCTATAATGCTCGATAAAAACTGAGCAGTTATTATTTGGGCATTTTCAGCAGTGAAATCCTCTGTAACATCAAAGAAGAAAACAGAGTTAATAGTGCTTAAGTCTGCCATTAATACATCTTCTGCAATACTTACAGCAAACTGGGCTGCTATAGCTTCGACACTGGCTACTGTAATTGGCTCTGTACGAACCACAGCAAATTGGGCTGTAATGGTTGGGGTATCAGCTAAATCGCTGTTTTCTGCGATTGTTTGCAAAAATGTAGATTGTTGGGTGTTAAAATCCGCCATGGTAAATGGCTCTAAACGAGCTTGCCTAGAAGCAAAAAACTGGACGCTAGAATCCGCAATATTAACGTTTTCTGTTTGCAGTGCAGCAAATTGTGCAGCTATTGCTGGGGTATCAGCGGGGTTAAAGTTTTCTGCTCTGCTTTGCAAATAGCTACTTTGCTGGGTACTAAAGTCACCAGACACAAGGTTTTCTGTCAAACCAAATATGTAAATACCCGCATCTGAGTTGTTGTCCGTCATTGTGACGGGTTCAGTTCTGGACTGTAAAAACGTTGATATTTGGCTACTAGTATCCGCTAACGAAGAATTTTCTGAAATACTAAGCGCAAACGCAGTCGGCCCTAAACTGGCAAACGGTACTTGGGAAAAGGTAGAAATCCCGAACATTTGCTATTCCTTATTACCTTGTTTTTAACGCTTGGATTTCTAACGCCTGGGCTTCTACTTGGGCTTTTAAGGCTTTCATTTCTTGGACTAAAAGAACAGTCAAGCGGTCATACTGAACACCCTCTGGCTGCAACTCTGCGTCTTCTTTGAGCGTCTTAACTTCTTCTTTTTGCCCATCAGTTTCAATGTAGCTTATGTCGTACTGGTCTTGACCATAACCCCAATGAACCAAGCGTGGGTCTAGTTCAGCAACTTCTTCAGCAATAAGCCCGTAGTAAGACCAATTCTTATTGTCTTTATCGCAAGTGGAGCGATACCAAACGGGGCGCATATTGTAGATGTTGGCTGAGTTTGGCTCTGCTAGATCTTCTACCTGCGTTTTGTACTTAATAGACGATGTAGAACGGGCAAAAACACCGTTTGTGTCCACGTTCATGTTGGCGGCAGATGCTGTTGTTAATGTATACGCTTCTATTGCTCTAATTGAAGTGTTATTAAGCTGTAATTTTGTAGAAAGTGTTCCAGCTGCAATAATTGCAATTGCGTATTGACCATTTTCTGCAGCGTTTGTTGCAGATGAAAGTGTAGTTGTTACACGGCTATATTCTCTCTGAACACCAGTTGAACTTCTGCCAAAAGTACGAACTAAAGAAAGCGAGTCGCTTGCTGTTGGAGATGCTGAGTCTTTGAAATATTGGATATTCATACCTGACGCAGTAGCATCAGTAGATATTATATTCTGGCAGGTCAGGGCTGTTTGAGTGGTTTGAATACCACTATTAGCCCCAGCATCAATATCTAATTGGTAGCCTGATGGTGTTTTTCCAATACCTACTAAACCACTAGCGTCAATTCGCATACGCTCTGTGCCAGCGGTACTAAACCCGATTTCATTTGTAGCTGGTCTATAAAGCCCTGTGTCCGCATCGTTACCAGGCTGAATAGAAGGGCTTGCTGCCGTACCATCACCTGTAGCTCGAAAAATTGCGTTTGTATATATACTGCCATTTACATCTAGTGTTGTAGCAGGGGTAGTAGTACCAATACCCACTAAACCTGCGCTGGTAATATGAATACGAGCTGTTGAGTCTGTATAAAACTGCATTGAATTATCTGAATGTCTATATTGCAACTGCCCTACAGATTGAGAATCGCCATCACCAAAATATAATCCAGAAATAGTGTTTGTAGCGCCTGTTCCGCTAGTTTGAATTAATAAAATAGAATCATCACTAGCTACTGAACCAGTATTAAGCACTCTAAATAAATGATCTGTTCCTGTACCTTGAACGTCTAATTTAATGCTAGGACTAATCGTACCAATACCGACTTGACCACTAGCATTAATCCTCATGCTTTCTACGCCACCTTCTGTAAAGGCAATGGTGTCGGCTGCTGGAAAAAATATACCTGTATTGGTATCGCCTGTGGTTGTAATAGCTGGGAGTGATACTGTGCCAGCACCAAAAGTACCTGTACCAGTAACACTTAAATTAGTTGCGCCTGGATCTGTTGTGTTGCCGATACAAACACCACCAGTAGAAGTAATACGCATTGATTCAACGCCACCGACAGCACAAAATCTCATAGTAGTAGAAAAGAAAGCTAGGCTTTTCCAAGCAGTATTTGGGGCTACTGATACTATTTCTGATTCAGATGTTGTAGTGTTATACCCAAATCCTAATCCTGCGCCTGTTGAAGAACCAGCATTTGGGCCTAAAACTATAGAGTGGTTAGCCCAACTGGTAAAACTATTTCCAGTTGTTGAAGCACTTACAACAGCTAATTTATTTGGCGGCGTAGTAGTGGAAATACCTACATTACCCCCAGAAAGAATACGCATACGCTCTGCATTATTAGTACCAAAAATAAGTGGTGTTGCCGTATTAGTACCAGCCATCAAGCCAACACTTGAAGCACCATCTGATAATAAAAGAGCATAGTTAGCAAGTGTTTGTCCAAATACAGTAGTTGCAGTTACACCAGTACCATATTGTCTAAGTAAATAATATCCTGTGCTATTAGCAACACCTCTAACGCCAGCACTTGATGTTCCACCAGCACTTGTATTAGTAAAGACACCTTCAACGGCGGCGGCGGCTGAAGCAGTTACAGATAAAATATTAGCCCCATCAAATGTTAAAGCCGAACTATTACCTAAAGCACTTGTGCCAGCACCATAGGGTATTCTGTTAGCAGTAAGACTTGTTAATCCTGTGCCACCATTGGCTACGTTTAAAGTACCAGCAACAGTAATAGCGCCAGTAGTAGCGGTAGCTGGGGTTAACCCAGTAGTACCAAAGTTTAACGAAGTTACGGCTGCAGTAGTCGGCACAGCGCCCCAAGAAGGAGCACCACTAGTTGTAGCTATAAGAACTTGACCTGTAGTACCAGCGGCAGTTACTCCTAAAGCGCTTGTACCGTTACCATAAAGAACGCCATTTGCTGTAAATGTTGTAGCCGCAGTACCACCAGCAGTAACTGGCAAAGTACCAGCAGTTAAAGTAGTAGCGCCAGTGGAATACAGAGCATTATTAGCTGCAGCAAAAGTAGTTAAACCCGTACCGCCATACGCTGGCTGAATTGTGCCACCTTGCCATGTACCACCAGAAACAATAGCAGTTCCAAGATTAAATGCGTTTGTACCAAAAGTCACGCCTTCAGGAAGGTATGCGTGTAAATCCCATGTACCACCAACAGTTGCGTTACTCGTTAAAAACACTGCGCCAGCTCCACCAGCAGGAATTGTACCAATAGCTCCAGTAGCATAATCCTGGATTGTTAAAATGCCTGTAGCAATATTGTTAAACAGAAACGCAACCCCAGTTGCTAGGGTAGTAGCATCAGGCAGTGTGTATGTCTGTCCTCCAGTACCAACAAGAGTATGTATATATGTTGATGCTACTGTTAGCGCAGTAGTGCCACCAGCAGCTGTGGTAGTTGTGTTTGATTGATTAACCCTGTTAACTGCTATGTTCTGGTTGGCATCCCTTAATACTACAGAATTAGCCCCTGACGAAGCCGTTACGCCTGTACCGCCATAAGCAACGCCAATTGTCGTGCCTTGCCAAACACCAGAAGCAATAGTCCCAAGTGGGGACACGTTGCCAGAGGCATCTTCATATACAGACCTTCCAGCAGGATACGTAACAAATACGTTTGAAGCGCCAACCAGTGTAATTGGCGATGTGTTACCGTTTGAATTGGAATAAACCGTAGTACGAGCTAAAGTTGGCCCCGTAGTTGAGTACGTACCAAGACCTACTTCCCACTGCCCACCGTTAGTTATGCAATAGAAAGTGGTATTACCGTTACCAACAACGGCAAACGATTGGTATCCAGTTACAGCACCACCTAGGGTTATAGTACCCGTACCAGTAGTTGCTGTAGTTTCCTGAACTCGGTCAAAAACTACTAGAGCCATTTAGGACTCCTTAAGATGTTGCAGTTGTGCTGTATGTAACGCTTACTGTATCACCAGAGGTAGTAACTTTAGCAGTTGCGAAGTTGCCTTCAGAATACAAAGTGCCGCTAGTATTACTTTGTGTGCTAGAAGCGCCAGACCCAGTAACCAAGAAGCAACCATATACAGTACCGCCAGCACCAGTAATAGTGTAGGTAATAGCCGTTGCTGTTGAAGTAGTTACGTTAGTTGGAGTAGTACCTGCAGAAGAAGATGCGGCAAATACCGCTGTCCCACGTACCGCTGAACCACCAACTGTGTAGTTAGTAAACTCAGTCCATGTCTTTGAAGTCATGGTATCCGCAGCGGCAAAAGTGGTGTTATTACTAATTAAGCCAAGGAAAGGACCAACAGTTGTGTAAGTGCCAGAAGTGCGTAATAAAGTATCAAGCATAAGTTGCTTGCCTACGGCTACAACCAGATTTGGAAATTCTTCTTCCCATTTAAGGTTGCCGTCTTTATCACGACAAACTACGTGGTAATGACCTTCTTGCGTCATACCTTCTGGAATGGATACGTTTGCCTGTAATGACGCTATTGCGCTATCGCCACAGCTAGATATTTCTTTTTGCATAATTGCTCCTATGAAAGCCTGATTATGGCGTCAGATGCTGTCGCCGTTGGGAAAGTCACGGTAAACGTATTAGACGCCGTTTTATCCGATCCAAAATCTAAAACCGCTACAGCAGCACCAGTTGTACTATTGTAGATCAAGGCGCCTCTAGCAGTAAAGCTCGCTGGGTCCCAAGTCACGTTTAAAAACGAAATATATGCCACGCTGTCGCTAGCAGCAGGAACAACGTTCGTTAAGGTATTACCCCCAGCTACATAACCAGTACCTGTAATCTCATCGGTCGTTGTGTACGCAGTAGTTGTAGGACCTAAATCCGCTAAAGCGGTGTACAGGGCGAGCTTGTATGTATCTGTAGTAAAGTCCTCAACCCCGTTTAAGAGGTTGAGTTTGAATATGGTTGTAGCGCCTTGCTGAATCATAGGGTATCGTACTTAAGTTTAGTTTGACCGTTACGATAAGCATCACCCCGCTCAAGACCGTCGCCCAAGCGTTTAAGCTGACCAAGAGATTCTTGGAACTGTTTTTCGTAATAAGCAACCATATCTTGCTCACCCTTTTGGAAAATTACAGCTTCACGCAAAGAGCCGTAAAGTAAGCATGGATCATAGTTATCACCCAACCAAGAAGTCCCGCTAGGGTTAAATACTTCGGTTACTGTGTATGTAATGTCTGTACCGTTTCCGCCAACAAGCTGCACTGAAATAGACAATACGTCTCCAACAGCATAAAAATTACCTGCGTGGCAAATCTCAACAGAAGTAACTAGGCCCCCAGAAACAAACACGTTAGCTGTAGCCCCAGAGCCAGAACCATTAGCCATAGGTACGTTACTGTATAACCCGTTGGCATAACCAGAGGTTGAACCAATAGTTCCAGCCCTAACAGCGCTTTGAACAATAGATGTTGGGTAGTAAAAATAGTGCATTTCTACATCGTAGCTATCGTCAGGGGTAGGTCCAAGAAGAAAACTTAACTCGTTAGGGTCTGAAAATTGAGAGCCAAACAAAGCGTAGTATCGGGGTAAACCCGTATCAGTAGGCTGTGGATAAGCCTGACGAATGAAGTTTACGTCTTTATTTAGCAAGTACTCATAACTACCGTCTGTATTAATGACCGCCAAAGAATAGGTAGATAAATAGTCGTTTGGCGCTGATAAATACTTGTTGTTAACTGTAAGCACACCTGTTACGTTTTTACGTAGCGAAGGCAACTGAACTGTGTTGTAAATACGATCTTCTGCCTGACGGACAAAAGTAGGAATATTAGCAACAAATACTTGCTCCGTAGATTCCGTATAGTCTTGTATCGCTTGATACAGTTCAACGTAGTTCATGTTTACTCTGCTTTAGGTTCTTCAACTAGTTCTTCTTTAGGTAGCTGCGGCTCTGCTTGTACGCGGATTTTAGCCATTAAAGTAAACGCATTGGTTTTAGTTGGGAGTTCCCCAAGAGCAGCCATAATGCCATTTACTTCTTCTAAAGTTAACTCTAGCTTAATAGGTGTTTGTAAATTCATGCCATTGGTCCTCTTGCCATAACACCCTTGGTAGCTGCGCCAGTACCACGGATTTTAATGCCGTCCGTCTTGGTTGGTTTGCCTAAATTTTTGCTGATTTTGCCAACAGAAATGTCAAGCTCGTCCATGACCTTAGCACCAGACGTATCTTTAATAGCGCCAGCAACCGTTACCTTTTTACCTGACATGGTGTGCGGCTCTGCATAAACTTCAGCTGGGCCAACTTCTTTACCGTCACGTTTCATTGAATATTTAGCCATGATTAACGACCCCTTCCTGCTTTTTTCATCATGCCCTGATTAGCTACTTTAGCCATATTACGGCCTAGCTTAAGCATCTGCTCGTTGGTTTTGCCACCACCACTTGATTTGCCAGCAGTACCCTTTTGAATGCCTACTGATGGACCTGTATCACCAAGATTTTTGCCTTTGGTTTTACCTTGTTTAGTAATACCGTCTGCGCCTGATTTAAACATGTTCTGCTCCTTAAGTTACCGTTATCGTTACTGTACCTACTTCTACGTCAATTACCAAATTATTTGGCGTTAATAAATTATCGTCCGCCCTAGCGCCGCCTACCGGTGCCCAACCCCACTGAAACACCCGACTACCGCCAGACGGCTCGTCGTTATTATTTAAGCCCGACTGTAAGTATGTGTTGTCTGGTCTTGGATTGCGCAAGGCTTGCGGGTCATCAACCGGGTACATACCTAACTGCAACTGCGGCTGATCCGGGTCCCAGCAAACCGGGCAGACCATTAACTCATACTTCTTAGTCTTAACAATCTCTGTTCTTAGGGTTTTTAACTTAAAACGAAACCCGCAGCGATCACACTGCGATATTGCTATTTTACCGGATGCAAACCTATTCGGCATGTCTACCCCTACGTAATGTACATGCGGCGGGGCACAAAGCGAATCGCCGCTTTCTCTCTGTCCTCATCTGCCGCTAACTGCCATGCTTCGTCGTATTGTGCTTTTAACACACCCATACGTGTATCTGCGCCGGGAATCTTAAGCGCCATGTAATATGACAAGCCTGCAATTAAGCAAGGTAAAAAACGGAACGGTACGTCTTGCGTGTTAACGCCGTTACCCGCGTCATGAACTCTACGTAAACGCCAGTACACAAACGTGTAATAGGGCT